TAATCTCTTAACATCTTCCTGTGGTATAATACGATTTAGAGTTTCGTTAAATCCTTCATTCTTTGAGTATAACCCCTTACCATAGATAAGGTCTGCAATACCTTCTACACATGCCGCATTGGTTGTAGATGTATTGTATGCAAGGTTTACTGCATTAAAGAAATCATCGTGTCCGTAAACACCAAAAGGCACCCAAGTATATCTGGTCTTTGTATCCTCGGTTATAACTGGCAAAGTATTATTACCATTGCCAACGTTTACTACTGAAAAGTTTGTTTGTTTGTTCATATTCTATTTTTTATTAGCATATAGCTCCATCATCGTTTAATGTGCAATTAGGGCCTAATATTCTGACAGTAAATCCACTCTTTGTATAATCTTTGAATTGTGTTCCTGTTAAATCAAATGTAGTATTAGTTGTAAAGTTAATTCCTAAAGCAGGAACATCAAAGTCAAAACTTCCACTATACCTTGTTCTATAATAGTTGCCTGGGTCAATAGAGCCGCCTGTATTTGTTGTATACTGACCTCCTGATGTTCCAGGGTTGAAAAATCTACCTTGCGAACCTGCTAAATCCCAACTTGTTCCGTATGGAACTGTGCAACCTGCATCATTACTCAAGAATGTTTTCAATTCATTCATTTGAACACCACAACCATATGCTGAATTATTTAGACCAGATACACATTGATTAAATCCTTGTCCACCAATCAAATTACCTAATGTTATAACTAAATCAGGTGAACCTGGTGCTGCTGTTGTAGTAGTCGTAGGTGCTAATGTAGTTGTGGTTGTAGGTGATACAGTCGTAGTTGTAGTTGTAGGCGCTAACGTAGTTGTTGTCGTTGGTGTCAACGTTGTTGTAGAAGTAGTAGGGCCATGTGTTGTTGTAGTAGTCGTAGGAGTTATAGGTGCTGCCTGTGACCAATACACAAACTCATTAGTAGATTGTCTACTGATAAACTCTTCATCAACAGGGATTTGGTTTACATATCCAGGTTTATCTACACTTTGTGATGCAAATACTTGCAGTGAACCATGCCACACCGGGTCTAAATAAGTAAATGGTGTTGTAGAAGATGTAATAGCAGGAGTTAAAAATATTCTGTATTCATCTCCAACATTAACATCCAATGCAATATCCAAATTAAAACTTATATTAACTATGCTTTCGCATTCATCATAAGACCATTGATTAGGACTATTCAGAAAAGAATAATCATCCAATGTAAGCATGTTCTGAACATCAACTCGTAAGAAGTTGCTGCCAGATGGTATTTGCTTCGTTCTAATCTTATATGTGTTGTATCCAGGTAGGAAATAAGTAAGCATTATCTATGTTTTATCTGGTATTTAACAATCAATTACCCTAAAATAGTAAGCAATAAAAAACCCCACTCAATTAAGAGTAGGGTTTAATTATTTTATAATGCTATACTGATTAGCTATTAGTTCCATACACTATGGTTGGGTTTGCACCAATACCTGCGAATGGATTTGAGATTGTAGAGCCACTAATGAAAGCTGCTGGTAATTTCTCCTGACCTGTGAAGGTAATTGAATAACCATATAGGTCACCCATTGCCGCACCTGTTTGGATTGTTCCTGCAGTCACGTCTGCACCTTCTTGCTCACCAACTAACAAAGCATCTCCGTTCATAGTGTGAACAACGATTTGAGGTCTACCATAAGCCATAAGCTTTAATTGAGTAGTCATTTCGTTTGTTAACTTTTTCAAGTTTAACACTAACTCCTGATTGAAGAATGTAGTTCCATTCTCTCTTGAAGTGTTAACGGTTTCAGTATATGCACTTGTTCCTTTTAATTGGTAATAGTATACTGTGCTTCCTGAAGGGAATGCAGTCACTTCACCACTTCCGTTTTTAGTGAAAGAGCCAGTAGTGTAGTTTAAGAAGTATACGCCGGCTAAGCCACCGATACTATCTTTACACACTTCGTTTCTTCCAGCTGATAAATTACAAGACATATTCTGTTAATTTAGATTGTTAGTTAATGATTAGTATGCACCATAGTATACGATGTCTTGTCCGATACCGAACTGAACACCTGCTGTATATCTCATGATGATACGATAGTTTTGTGAACCATCAAGGTTAGCCATGTCTAATACTCTAACTTCGTTATGGTCAGATAACAAACCTGTTCCGAAGAATAAGTTAGATTTCTGAGCTGCTACGATTTTAGAAGCACTCATACCAGGACATAATACGATTTCAATACCATTGAAGTTGAATGGTTTTTCACCAACGTTCATTTGGTTGTTCCATCCGTTTGCTCCAATTGCACCACCTGCTAATGCTTGTTGGTATGCTTTTGCTACGTTAGTAGATACATACAACAATACATCTTCCTTACCATAAACGGTATCAGGAATAGTGTTTACTACTGAATTTAATTTGTCTAATACGTTAGCTGAAGTCACACTACCAGAGATTACGATTGAACCGCTCTTAGCTGCTAATACTGCAGTAGAACCACCCGCTGCAATAGATGCAGAGAATGCAGTTTCAAAACCAAGGAATTGACCGTTAACGTTAGCACCTTGCCAGATAGATTGTTCAGTTGCTTCTGCTACTTTACCACCTACATAAGAGATTAAGAAATCATTGAAGTTAGCAGGAATGCTATCAAACGCTGAATATCCTAATTGTAATGCTTCCCATGAGTCAACAAATTCTTGCTTACATAATTGTAAGTTAACTTGTAATTCTTTTGGTTCTAAAATTCTTTCTGATAATACTACGCTACCAGATGTCACGAAATCGCAAGATGCGTCTTGCACGATACCATCAACTGCTACCTTTTGTAAAACTTCTTTGAATTTTACGTTAGGGTGGATGGTAATCAATTTGTTGTCTAGCGTTCTAGCTGACAAAAGAGCCGCAGCAATATACTGACCTGCAAACTCACCTGCGTAAGTAGATGTAATTTGTGGCTCTGTGAATTTTTGTAATTTTTTCATTGTTTACCTTTGAAATTTTTAATAATTTTGTTTACTTATAAAGTTTAGATAAGAATGCAGATTGTGAATTTGCTGCTTTCTTACCGAATACATTGTTTGATTTTTCAGTAGAGAATTTAACACCTGTTTCAACTGGTGCTCCATCTAATTTTGCTAACTCTTCTTCCTCTTCAATTTCAGATTTCTCATCTTTGATTTCAGCATCTTTGTCTACTACTTCTTCATCCATTTTAGGTTCAGCCATCTCCATCATTTTCTTTTCCATCTCTTCAATGCGATATGTCATTTCTTCCATTTTCTTTTGCATATCACCCATTGTCATTGGAGTATCTTCACCTTCTTTGATGTCAGCAGGAACACCATCACCAACTTGTGGGATGTCATCTTCTGCTTCTTCAGTCACTTCCGCCATCATAGAAGATGGTTTAGTTCCTTTTGCGTTGTTCGCTGGAGACTCTATGTCTTTTACTTCGTTTGCTTTTTCGTTGATATTAGTTTGAGGAAGGTCTTTTACTTCTTCAGTTTCTAATTTCATTTCAACGTTTTCTCTTTCAACGATTTTACCACCTTCAGTTTTTACTTTGATGTAAACCTCTTCACCTTCTTCACCTTCTAATTTCAAATCGTGAAATCCGTCTGGTGCTGGTGATTTAGTTCCATCTTCTGATACTACATCAAGTGTTTCGCCTACATCAAAAGTAGGACTTTCTACGATTGTTCCGTCTGCTAATTTTGCATAAGTTAATTCTACTTCATCTTTTGTAAGTAGAGTGATTATCTTATTTAGAACTTGTTTTGCGTTCATAGTTGTGATTTTATTATATTTAACAATTTGTGTTTATAAAGTTGTAATTTTTTTTATCGGATTTGTGTGACAGTTAGTATTACTGATGGTATTGCAGGTATGTTTCCACTTGCACCTTCATATAATACAGTCGCATTTCCGTTTAAGGTTTGGTATGCTAACTCATAGTAATCATTCGCCTGCGCTTCATCCAATATGTTTACAGTCATAATTTGTGCTGTATTATTTGCCAATACTGCTTTACTTGCAGAGTCTGTAATGTTAGTTCCGTTTTTCTTAAACCACATATAGACAGTATCTGCTCCTCCTGATGTTTCAATTTGTGCAGAGAACTGAATGTTGTAAGTTCCCGCTTGACTCATAGTAATATCTTTACCATTTACAACAGATATACCTGCTACACTTCCTGAATTATTGAATGTAATACTTCCGCTTACACCTGCACTTCCGCTTTGAGTTGTAGTTGACCAAAATTCTGCTGCGTCAAATGATGCAGATAGTATATCCGGAAGTGTTGCTTTTCTTAATTCACCTGTTGAAGTATTATAAGTCACAACTACATCTGTTATTCCGTTTCCAAGATTATTTATAAATGCACTACCTGAAAGTATTGTGCTTCCACTTACATTAAGAGTTCCCTCAAAGAATGAGTTAGAACCACTATCAATTAAGAAGCCTGTTTTTCTTGTGATACCTGCGGAGCCAGAATTACCTGTTCCTACTGCGAATATCGTTTGTGCAGTTTTTGCTTTATTACCATCTTCTGCGTTCCATCTACCAACAAAAGCCGAACCACCATTTTGGAAAATTCCAGCGTCAGGTATAGTTGTAGTTCCATATGTATTTAATCCTACACCTAACATAGAAGTTCCAAACATAGTTGAACCACTTCCATCACCAACAAGTGATGCAGATATAGATTGTCCTACAATTATATTGGCGTTGAATTGTCTACCTACTGTAGCTCCAACCATACTACCTGAAAAATAAACATTATTACTACCACCTCCTTGAAGAATACTACTTACTATCTGAATATTTCTAGAAATAGCTGATGGAATAGCTGATGTATCTAAATCATTTGCAATTGTTCCACCACCCATATTATTTCCGTTCATATTAATGGATGCTGATGCACGATTAAAAACCGATACTGCTCCATTGATAATATTATTTATTGCTTGATTGTTTGAACCCAAAGTAGGTGCAAATACCGTATTATCAGCCCAAGTTAAGTTTCCGTTTATATTATTTTGATTGATACTATATGCTCTACTTCCTGATTGAAAGTTTAATGTCAATACTCCGTTAACTGCATTATTAGAAATAGTATGAGTAGATGAACTTATAGGGCCTTGATAGTTAATTGTTCCAGCAAATGTATTTTGCTGCATATTCAATGAATTACTTCCACTTATACCTGCTAATGTATTTACTATTGATTGTGATGGTGAGTTAAGGGTAATATTTGCAGCTAAATTAAGGTTATTAGAGTATATCACAGTGCCCGTATTAGCTAACATATTAAATGTCAAATTACCTCCATGAATAATATTACCAGTATATTGGTGTGTGCCTGGGTTTGATGCCTGATTTATAGTCCATCCAGAAAGGTTTCCCATTATATTACTATTCATCGTAGGTCTATTACCACTTACACTTGCTGCACTACCTGTAATTGATGGGGCTGTTCCTAGGTATATGTTATTTGAACCACCTACATAAATTGCTCTACCAGCTGCAACCGATGATGGATTTGTAAATATATTACTACTTCCACTTATAATTGTTGATGGAGTTGCACTATTTGTTTTGAATATTAAGTTTGTATTCGCATTTACTTGTGAAGAACTTAAATGATTTAATGCATTATATGATGGAGTTTGTGTTGAATTACCTATTATCAAACTACCACTTCTACCTAATAAATAAACTTCACCCGCGGCTGTAGTTGGCATATCACCAATCGTTTCAACACCTCTAATATCTGTTCTAGTTGCATTTATTGTTAAATCACTTGCAGCAATTACTGCATTAACACTACATGATATTAATAATGAACTTATAGGTGAATTGAATACCGTTTGTTGACTTGCATTTCCTCTTATTGTAGTTCCATTAGGAAAGAATATACTTCCACTAATATTTTGGTCTCCATTAAATGTATTACTACCTGTTGTCGCGAAACTACCTGTATCAATGCTACCAGTTCCACCACCACTACCTGTGATTGCTAATATTCTACTATTCAAAGATGCAGAGAATGGAATAAAATCAACTTCTTGTATTGTTGTTGCACTACCTGATATATTTACATTACCTTGTGTATTTTGTAATGTAATGTTTCCACCGCCTGCAAGGTTTCTAATTAGATTGCCACCTTGTGACTCAATTAATAAACCATTACCTACTACTCCTGTTGATATAGCTTGTGCAGCACCTATTCTAAAAAATTTAGAGCTAGTCAATATTAACTCTCCATTTATAATTTGATTGCCTGAATTAGTTAAACTGCCTGTAATATTAACACTGCCTGATATATTAGTTGGTCTCCAAATATCAATTCTACCTGCAGGGAAACCAATTAAGGTATCATCACCTGTATTTGTAAGTTGCCCTTGTCCATATATCATTGGAACAGGGTTAGGGAAACCATAAATAGAAGAGTAAGTATTGATACCCAATGCAACACTTTGAGTAGTAGGAACATCAGATACTTGAAATCCACCAATAGTTCCAGGTCCTGCGTAAGTTGCACTATCTATTACAATTCCAATATTTGGATATTGAGAACCACTACCTTCTGCATTTGCTTGTAATGCGATTGAAGGATATTGTCCGTATATACCTAAACCATTATCTTGTATTGTTTGTTGACCTACAAATGTATTACTTCCAGTTGTTGCAAAACTACCAGTATTGATAGCTGCACTACCACTAACGTCAGGAATGTTTACTGCAAATGTAGAAGCATCACCTTTTGTAAATGTTAGATTTCTTGTTCCATTATTAAACGATGCAGTTATTAAAGAACTACCTGTAATAGATGAATTAACAGAGCCTGTTGCTGCTGCAAATTGAGATGCAACACTACCTGAAAAACTATCAAATGAGGTTTGATTGACAGTTGAGTCAATCATATCCACATTAAATGCTCTTAAATCTGATGGAGTAATTGCTCCGTTATTGTTATTGGGAAAACTTAATTGATTTTCCGCTTTTAAGTCTTGCTTGCTTAATTGTGACATATTCTATATGTTTAAGATTGTATTGTATCAAATCCATCGGAGTATCCATCGCTAAATGCTCCACCGCCTGTTCTTACTGAGCTTTCAATTACACCGATACCTTGCGACATCAGTGCACCTTTGCAGCATCTCACATCATATGTATCTTCTTCCACACATAAGCATGCTCTTCTACTATTCTTTGGACTAGATAAACCTCTAGTCGGGCCAATGTAGTATCCTGAATTGTTTTCTCTATTTACAGAGTATCTTAATGCGCCGTTTCTGCTATTACTCCAAGGCATGATGATTGTTTTATGTATTTAACAATCTTAAACCCATAAATCGTAGAGTTATTTAGCGCCGATGTTCTTCATCGCTTCTTTATGCATCAACTGCTCTAATTGATTTTTATCTGCTCTATATGCAAGAAATAATAAACACTTCTCTAATGGTTCTTTTACTACTTCGTCTATTTCTTTAATGTCACCGCCTGCAAGTTCAACAATCGTTGCATAACTTCTCCACTTTTTTCCAAAGTTGACTTGATGTTGGGAGGAAGTTCCATCCCCTTCAAATACTTCTGGGTAGCGTTCAGCAAGTCCTTTTGCAAATGAACAAAAAAAAACATGGTGCCCCAATGTGTTTCCATATCTACATCTAACCATGGGGTTTCATCTATTTCGCCTGTGTATGCTTCTATTTGATATCTTTCACCTTTCTTTTGTGTAATAGGTCTGTATAGTATGGACATTATCTTTGCCCAATTCTTGTCAATTGTAATCGTGTCGTATTGTGTAATATCTGCATATGCACCATAACTCATTTTAGATAGGTTAGGTTCAAATCCATATTCCTTTCCGTTAATGTTTATAAATTGTTTTAGTTCTATTCCATCAGGTGAAACGAATTGACCTAATCTAGCTTTAAGTAAGTTATAGCTATCTGCTGATAATCCTTTTAGATATTCAGGTTGTATTTTACATAGGTGATGTAGCATCAATGCAATTTGTGCTTCTTCATCATCTCTATAATTCTCCAAATCAGCTTGCATCTTCAAATAAGTGCCTAATGTAATATCTTTCCAGCTAGTTGGGATTTCAATTGTAAGTGTTTGCTTCATATAATTTTAGTATTTGTGTTAATCTCTTTGTTTTTGCTTCTTCGTTATTTAACTTTGCCATTGCTGCCATTAGTTGTGCACGAAGGTTATCGTTTTGTATTTGCATCTCTTTTACATAAGTTAAGAGTTGCTGTATTTCTTCTGATGTGTATGTCATCGTATTGTTATTGAATAGTTTCCTGCTGCTATCTTCTTTGCATTTAATCTTTCCATACAAACATATCTGATTGCATCTATTGCGTGGTTAGAATAATCAACAGGTATGTTTTCAAAATTACCATTCTTATCTACCATCCACACATATTCACCAAACTCTTTCACTATGTTTGCACTACTCTTTTTAACATTCAATCTGTATTGCATCATTAAGTCTATTCCCATTCTGATACTATCCTTTCCTTTCTTTACAGGCTTCACATTAAATCCTAAACGATATAGTTCTTCTATTAATCTACCTTCCGCACTATCGCACCATATCTCTTCTCTGCCTACTTCTAATATTCGTAGTTCACTTGCGATATCGCTTGTCACCATTCCTTTCTTATAAATTAATTCCTCAATGTATAAATCCTTATCTCTTTTCCACAATGCTACTAATGCAGTTGGGTCTACGCTAAATCCAAAGTCCATACCGAATGCAATAAACTCTGCTTCTTCTGGCACTTCATCTACTATGTTAATTGAGAATATTGTTCCTACGTTATTGCCTGGCAATCCCATACCATATATCTTATAGTATTCAGGGTTAATATCTTTTAATCTTTCAATCTCTTCTATTAATTGCTTCTCTAAATACGGATTGTCTTTGAATGTGCTGATATGTAAGTCCGCTTCAGGGTGTAATTGTATTTCGTTGAATATAAAGTGGTTTGTTCCGAATGATGGGTTATATGCTATAATACTCTTCTTGCGTGTTCTGATAAATAACTGAAACCAATCTTCTCGTGAAAGCTCATTGGCTTCATCAACAAAAAGAAAATCTCTGCTACTACCTTTACGTTTTTCCGAACTATCAATACTCATAAACTCTACCATGCTTCCATTATCAAAAGAGTAGATGTGTTCAGTTGCAGACCAATTCTCTTCACTCCATATCTCTAACTCTTTTAGAATGCTTATCCAATCACGCATAATAGAGACACGCATTGATGGAAATGATTTTCTGACTACTGAAAAGATTTGACCTGGTTCAGATAATGCTTTAACTAATATCCATTGTAGGGTTGCATATGACTTGCCGCTTCTCGTTCCACCTTGAAGTATACAAATCCTTCTACTGCTTTCAATATCTCTAAATGTCTTTGATGTGTTGATTTGCAGTTCCATCTTGTATGTTTACTGATATTTGTTGTATCTTTTGATTAATCTCTCCACTTAATTCCACTTGCGCTTTCTTTGGCACAATGTATTCTAATAACTTCATATAAAGCTTTGCTGCTTCAACCGGGTCTTGCTTTCGTATCTTCTCTATATCTTCTCTTAATGCATCCAATCCTTGATTTGCTAATCGTGCTACTGCGAGTTTAGCCTGTTCAGTGCTTCTATTTAATGCACCGGCAGGCCTACCACCTTTATTAATTCTATTGTCACCTTTGATGAACGGCATATTGTTATTTATAGTATTTAACAATATCCTGATGCTTTGTAGTTAAACTGATACTTTGCTTGACCACATCACTAATAATCCAATGGCGAGGAGATATGCCACTAATAGAGTGATTATTTCTTTATTCTGTTCCCAATATCTTTTCATTATCTTCCTACGTCTTTTAAGTATTTAGCTTTACATTCTTCCCAAGTCATTCCGATTATATCAATGTAGTAAAGTGTTTCATCTTTTAATCTACCTTCGGCATGCAATGTAGAATATCTTTTAATTGCTTTATCTTTCCACCAACGGATTGTGTATTCGTTTCCTTGTTGGAACTTTGGTTTTAATATCAAATTCTTTTCTTCTATTTTATCGCAAAGGAATTGGTTTCCATTCTCATACATCATTGCCATATACACACCTCTTTGAAATCCGTGATGATATGTATCCGCTTTTATTCCTAACTCTTTTAATATCTTTGTTAATATCTTTTGCTTAATACCACTAACAGGGCCACTATCAACACCCATACTTTGTCCATTTCTTATTCTCTCATTAGTAATATTTTCTGTATACCAATCATTATGTTCCGACTTTAACCATTGGTGCCATACATCATAGAACTTATCATCCGGCTTTATACTTATCTTACCTTTGCTTTCTCCTAATGTTTTGAAGTGTGGTATTCCGTTATAGATTGAATGAATACCATATAGTGATGTTGTTCCTACACCTATTAGAATGTTATCATATTTTTCTTTCCAATACTGGCGAATTTCTGGCGCAGTTGTTAATGCTGCAATTAACTTACCTCCTAAAAAGTTATATCCTAATGGTTGTGTTGCAACTATTGATGTTGCTATGGCAGTATTGTTTAACTTACCTTTTTGGAATTTATCTTCTTTTGTCCAACCTATGAATTGGTCTCTTACTCCTAAACTTGTAATATCACTACCCAATGAGATAACACCTAATAGTTTGCCTGTTATCTTATCTCTTACAAATGCTTTTAGATTACGACCTGGATTTGCTGTAAATTCCATTGTTGATATTAATCTTCTTATGTTAGTCCACTTATTCATATCGGTTGGAATATCAATGTATGGTTCTAATGCAGTGATTTCAGCAATAGTTAAATCCTTATTCGTTATATCAGTAGGTTTCCATATGGTATCAAAATAAGATTGTAATACAGGCAATTTGCTCATAGATGAATGTAAATCTTTATTCCATTCTTGCCACTTCTTATATAGAGTTGCTTCTTCTACTGACATGTTAGATAGCATATCCATATTTTCTATAAATTCTTTTTTGTTTCTTTCAAAATTAAATTCCGTTTCATCTTCAGGTGTTTCCCAAAATGCATTCTTAATTTTAGTTTCTGTTTCTTCAAACATATCATCTGTCACCCAATCAAAACTATCACAATAATTTTCGCCTGGTTCTAAATCTTCTAATTCAAAATCTTTCATATATTTTTTTGTTTTTTTTCGTATCCATAAATTGCTACGATGTTATCATTTATATCTGTAATGAATATTAAACCACCCCATTCATTACCATCAATATCAATTTGTTTATCTCTTATCCATGTCCAATCAAAGTTTAATACAAACATATCAATACGGCATATCTTTTGTGCTGGGTATTTGTTGTGAAGTTGATGCCAATCTTCCAACCTTTGGATTTCCATTTTCATCTATGTTTCTTCTTCTCTTCTGATTAGTTTGCAATCTCATACACCATTTCATTATCCCTGTATCTTCCATCTCTTTGAATACATTATCATAGTAAATCGTTTTTTCTTCTCTTGTTTCACATTTGTCCATTTCGTTTCTCAATCTTGTGTATCTTCTCTTTTGCTCACTAACGGATAGAGGATACATTGGTTGATAATGTTCAGGTGATATTCTGGTCTTATTGTTATAAAATCTTTTTCTACAATTACCATTTTGGCATGTGTTGCTTCTATTACATGCAAACCTTTTATATTCCTTATCACACATTACACATTTATCTATTGTGTAGCTTTTTTTATTCATTGAATGGATTTTTAATAACTCCTTTAAGATGTTGCCTTACCTTTTTAAGATGCGTAAATACAGTGCTCTTTGATATTCCTATTTTATCTGCTACTTCTTGTAGTGTATCATCTCCCGTCCAATAGATTTCGTATATCATAGCAGATGAAAATCCTTTTGTTCTTTTTAATCTGTTTATTTCATTCATCACTGCATCATATGCTTCCATTATACCTAAATCTAATTCTGTATCATATACTTCATCTGAACTTTCCGAATAAACATTTGGTATGTATTGCATCTTTTGTGCTCTCTTATTTTTGTTTATCCATCTACTTCTTATGAAAGACATACAATACATTAGGTTGTATGAATTAGAGTAATATAATTTTGCATTACATTTTTCCGCGAGATACAGATATAGGTCTTGCACAAGCTCTTGACTCTCAAGTTTACTTTTGCAAATGTTGTATGATACTTGAAGCAACCAAATGTGTGATTGTCTGTATAGATTATCTAACCTTTGATTACATTCTCCTCTAACACTACCTGTCACTTCGTTCATTTATGATTGGACTTGAGTTATAAAATTACGAATTTCATCAATCGCTCTTCTCCAATGTCCTGCTGCTGAACCGCAGCTGCATGGTTGCGCCTCGTTTGAGTTTGTAATCTTTTTGTAGTTGTTCCAAATAAATCCCATCTTATCATTTGGAATGTGTGTAGTAATACCATCAACTATTGCTTTCAATTCATTAAACTCCATTTCAGTATAAGGTGCGTATGGGTTCATACTTGTAGTTGTTTCCATTACTTAATAGGTTTTAGTTTAGGTAATTTAATCTCTGCTCCTTGTGCTTCCTTTATCACCTGTGGATTTCCGATTTGAATTGGTCTACCCAAATCCAATAGGTGTTCAATGTGTCGGAATTGTGGATGTGAAGGTGAGAATGAAAATCCAACTGCCTGTAAGATTGTGATTAAATCTTCTACTCTTTGCATCTTGCTGAAGTCTACTAAATACACTGCATCTTGTTGAATTGCAGGTGTTCCATCTAAATTTGCTTT